ATTAGGGACATTGATTCGGAAGGCAAGACCCTCTTCCTCAAACTCCTCATTCATTTTTTCGTATGTCTCAGGAGTAATCTTTTCAGTCACGTTTCCTCCAAGAAATGCTTATATTATCTAGACCCTCCACTTCAGAGGGTTCAGATGTAATTGTTGGTTTTGGGTCTTCCTCAGACCATTGTTTTTTAATTTCTTCCGCTTGTTTATCTACAGAAGTCATTTCCATATCCACCCTACCTGCAACCCACCTCTGCCATAACCATTCAATAAATCCTAGAGCAAGGTGTTGAACAATTGGATTTTGTTTCTTTGCCCACCGTTTCATTTTAGTGAAAGGTGTATCTACACCACCCCACTGATATTCAAACTTGTGTTCAAATTTAGTCACGCTGCCTCCAATCGTCGGGTTTATCTCTCTGGAACCAATCAACAATCTCATCAGCACCACCAAACCCCGTTCTATGATTGGATGGGTCGGGGTCTCCTAACCCCATCCTATTCAGAAAATCATCAGTACTACCCTCCTCAATACCTTTTGCCTGACGACGTGCTTTGTTTAACCAATCTCTAGCAAGAGTGTGTGCCTTGGCAAGTTTTTCTGCCCAGATCATATCTTCTAGGGGAACCTCTTCTTTGTTCGCAATACATTTGCAAATGGACTCAAGTCTGAGTCTGTATTGGGTAGAGAGCATGTTACTTCTTTCGGAGTTTAGATTCTAGGTCTGTGGTCTTTTGGAATTCAGCATAGGCACCCTCAGATCTTTCGTGAAGAATATCCATAAGATCCGCATAGATTACTTCCACATCAACATAGTTGTTGAAGTATTCATCCAGTGCTTCAGTAAGATACCTTTTGCGTGTCCACTCAGGTGAATATGGTTTATACATGATAAGGATAATACATGCTAACGATCATAATGCTATTTACCAAGGATGTCAACTGTCTCCTAATTTTTTGATATGAGACAGATTGGATCTTTCTGCTTTCTTTAACTTCTTATATTGTTTAATAATCTTTTCAATCTCTTTTTGAGAGACACTCAACTTTAACTCATCTTCTTCAATAAATCCAAGACCACCCTCTTTTGAATCATCTTTTGAGTCAACATATTCATTAATGTTATCTTGAATTTCTTGACGGATCAAAATATCAATCGCCTTCTTGAGTTCCTCGTCACTAGGTTTCATTTTCTTTTCTTTTCTTTTTTTGGTTTGTTCCCCCAAAGTTTTGGATTCATCGTGCCAAATCCAAAATCGAATTTACGTACAGCATCTTTTCCATATCGATCATAATACATATCAAAAAGTTGAGATGTTTTTTTACATCTCGTAAGATCAATATACTCTACTCCGTCAACAATATACCAAACAAGAATGGCATCATTGGGGAGTGATTTATCATCTGCAGCTTCAAGTGTAGTTTTCTCTTGAAGAATTTGACAACCATACGATGAAGGATCTTCCGGGTTAAATGGAAGACTTCCCATCTTTTCCTCCTTTGTTTCTACGGTTAATGTCATGAACGACCTCCCCAGTTGATATCAGGGTATGCCTCTTTTACAATATCTAAGTTGATATTATATTTGTCAGTCAAACGTTTGTCCTTAACGAGAATCAAAACCTCTGCTTCTTTTGGATGAAGTCCACGAAGCATGTTGATAAACATAGTTTCTCTACGAATAGAAGATAAAGTATCATTACCCCCTTTTACAAAGTGATAGAGGTTTTGATACTCTCTACGAAGAGAAGTTTTACCTCTACCATCTAAATCTTGACCCGTGGCAGACTCACCACCCCTTGCTTCTTTTGCAATGTTTTCTGAAAGAGTTCCAGAGTAGATCGATTGATCATCAGAGTCTCCATAAGGGACCTCTCCCTCAGGAAGCATAGAGATTACACTTTCATCAAAGTTCCAAATGAAGATAGACTTAAGAGAAATGTGATCGTAAGTCTTAAGAACATCAACCTTTTTCACCTTAGACCTTTGCTTAGCAGCAAGTTCAAGAACCTCATAAACAAACGGATTTGGTGGCAGAGTTTCAGGTTCTGCTTTGACAGTAAATTGTTTTTTAGTTGTTGCTCTTGGTTTCCTAGGTTTTCTAGTTGTCGTCTTCTTCGTCGAGTTCGTCATAGCTATTTTCAAATCGTACTGCTAAAATTTCGTCTGGTAATACATTTCCGTTTTCATCAAACATCTCTGGATGAGTATAAACGGGTTGGGTTTGGAATTGGTGCTCCTTTGCAAGCCATCCTACCACACCTCCTACAAAAAAGAACATAATAGAGACTAATGTTCCTATCGTCAGTGTTACTGCTAACATTTTTTGTCCTCCAGAGACTATTTCTTTCTGATGTCCAGATAAAAATTCAGATGAAATACAATCTCTCTTCGGAAAAGAGAGACCATCTTGCCGAACTTTAACTGAAAAGTTTTGGGCCGTTCTGGTTTTCTCCTCCTGTTGCGTAACAGCAACTCTACCCCACGATTAATATGAGGGTCTGATTTATTTAGAATGCTTTTTTCGTCTGCCCGGTCTTCGGTCATAACTATACCTCTCTGCATCATGTAGGAAACTTTCTAGGTAGTTTCTGATTTTTCTTGCTTGAGGTTTAGGAATATGTCCATAACCTTCACGCAGTTGTTTATGTTCACTATCAGACCCACCTTTGATATACTCGCCAAGATCTAAAATAAGATTGCCAAGTTCACTTGCAATAGGACTTGAGATAAATTCATCTATCTCATTTTTTTTAATTTTAGCATCTTTCAAGTATTCGTAAAATTTTAAATTCATTTTTCCCTCAAAGGCATTATCAATAGCATGTTCAATAAGATCATAGATGTCGATGAGGTTTTGTTCCATTAGACCAGTTTTTGCTCCCTTAGATACTTAACAGTTTCCATACACCCACCAATAAGTGTATCATCTTTGACAACTCTTGGGAAGGTGGAACCTTTCCCAAACTTATCATAGAATTCCTCACGGGTGTAATCCCTGTTAAGTTTATATATTACATGCTTGACTTCTGCAAGCTCTAATACCTGCTGAACTTTGGTGCAATAAGGGCAACCATCTTTAGAATATACTGTAAATGTCATTGTTGTTTTCTTCAAATAGTAAAGTTGAGGCCAAGTATCACGAATGATCTCAGCCACTTTATAAGGTGTGTCTTCGTTAATCACTCTTTACCGATGCCCAGTCTTGATCGAAAATCTCAAGACCCTTATCGGTAAGGATGTGGTCATACATTTGGTCAAACACTTTAGGTGGCATGGTGCAAACTTCAGCACCATTATACCATGACCTAATAGCACGTTGAACACTACGAATAGATGCAGCAAGAACTTGCGTTCTGACTCCATGAATACGATACAACTCGGAGATGGATCGTACAACCTCCAGACCTGCTACTGACTGGTCGTCTAACCTGCCTACAAAGGGACTTACATAGGTTGCCCCCGCCTTTGCTGCTAAGACTGCCTGAGAGGCACAGAAGATGAGTGTGACGTTGACATTGATATTCTGATCAGAGAGGGATTTACAGACTGCAAGACCCTCCCGCGTGCAAGGAACTTTTACAGTGCATACTTTTCCAAATTTCTCATAAAGACGTTTGCCTTCACGATACATTTCACCTTCATCACCAACAACTTCCATGCTGATGTCATTTACGCCAATGTCTTTAATTTCTTGATAGACATCCTCAGGATTTCTACCACTTTTCATAATCAAAGTGGGGTTGGTAGTGACACCATCTACCAGTCCCGTTTTAAAATATTCGTTAATAATTTCTGTGTCAGCAGTATCAAGAAAGATTTTCATGTAATTGTGTGTGTACTTCATTCAACATGCACCGTCCCAATCATACCAGCACCCTTATGAGGAGCACACCAGTAGGTGTAATCACCAGGGTCATTAAAAACCAGATCGAACTCCTCACCTGGCAGCATGGCCAGAGATTCGTGTCCTAAGTCTGGACGATCTTCGACGATAACATTATGTGGAGGTAGCATATTGTTCACAAAGTGAACTGATTCTCCTGCCGATATTGTAACCTCTGCTGGATCAAAAATCAAGTTTCCATTTGATCCCATTTGAACATCTACTGCCCATGCTGGAGCAGCAAGAAAAAGTGTAGCTAAGAACGCGAAGATAAACTTCATCTAAGTTTATGCAACTGCAGTATATATTACGGTTGCAAGTCTTTATACCTAGGGTTTGTTCTAACTTCGTGACTTATCATTTTTCCATGTTCAGTAACACACTTACCCCATTTCTTTCTTGCATCCTGAGTCTCTTTACTAAACTTATCTGCATCCCATAATTCTTTCCACACCAACCAGAGGTCACGACATTCGTCCGACTTCCTCTGCAAGTGCGGTTCCCTAAACATGGGAAACCTGGGGGTTGGTGCCCGTGACTACTAATATTTAGGTAAATATGCATAAAAAAGACCCCTATTCGGG